CCTGGCACAGCATATCCTAAGAGTGGGTATCTATCAGCGGTATCACCGTTTAACAATAGTGCATCATATAGAATTGGTGAAATTACAGACGCAGAGACAGTTAGTTTTATTCCTGATATCATTGGGGACTTCTTAGATGTTCAACTAGATAGTTCAAACTATGGTATGTCTGGAGATTTGTTTGAAACTTTAGATACTACATTAGCAGAAGCATTTAAGCCTATTACATATAACATTGGTACTATCAAAAGCTTGGTTGTTACAGATAACGGTCAAGGATATCAATCTGATGTGAAAAGTTTAATCACACAAACCGAAGTTGCTAAGTATGACAAGCGTGATGTCGCTGTCATATTTGAAGATGTTCGCTTTAGTGGATACCAAGTAGGCGATGTGTTTGAACAGACAATCCAAGTTGAGCAAACGCAAAGTGGCGTACAAGAAGACTATACTGTACGAGCAAGATTTCTTAGAAGAGTTGGTGATATCTTCTACTTTAGACCAATTACCTTTTATCAGTTCGATAAGAACTTTCCTATTAGGTACAGAGGCGAAAGTTATAACGTACTGAGTGTAGCACGTGATGACTTATCATTACCAATTGGTCGTAATGCTATTATTGACGGTGCGGCAGAGTTTGCACGTGGTCAAATCAAATCTCTAAATATCTTAACTACGGGCTTTAGATACAAAGACAATGAGAAAGTTGAGATCATTGGCAACGAGCCACTATTAAAGACAACAGATTCGAATGGCGCAGTTGTAACTATTGCTAATCCTAACTATGGTAGAACTGTAGCGACTTCACATTTAGAAGTTTTAGGTACAGGTACAACTGAAGCTGGATGGTTGACAACTACATCATTCTTAAATGATCCAACTAAAGTAATACATGATAACGATTACTACCAAGAGTATTCATTCGATATTCGATCTATACTCGCACCCGAAACATACACAGAGATTGTTACTGATGTTGTTCAACCAGCAGGTACAAAACAGTTCGGTTCGTCTCTCATAAATACAACTAACTACGTAAACGTTGATCTAGATGCGTCTATGGAAATATATAACTTAAGCGTTCAACCGCTTGCACAAGAGGTTGCTAATACAAATGTTAGCACACTTGGAGCTGAAGTAAGTAACTCTATTGTTGGAGACTTAGTGGCTGTTATACAATCCCTAGATGAAGATTTATCAGATCAAATAACTACAGATATTAACGACTAGTAAGGCACCAGAATGGCAAAAGTTGTAACAGAAAACTTTAAAGTAGAAACGACAAACGAACTCTATGGCTCATTTTTAAATGAAAATGAGAATGCAGTCGAGTCTTTCCAAGAAAGTTTGGAAGCCTACACTGCAATTAATAATACTGGCTTTAAGTATTATTCTTATACTGTTGGAACAACCTCTACAACGACCTTTGCTACGAGCGCAAACCTTCATAGCGAAGTTATTGTTGTTAAAGGTAATACCTTATTGAGTTCAACTAGCAATACACCGGATTATACATTTACTCAAAGTACAGGTGATGTTGTTCTCGCTACTGGTACGACGGCTACTACTGTTAAAATTTGGGGTTTGAATTCTGCACTATCAGAGACTACGAGAGACGATATCACTAGTCTCGTTAGAACAGAGATCAATGATTTCTTACCAGAAAATAACTACTACGTTATGGGTTCTAGTATCGATAAGACAAATGATATTCTAAATTCTCAGTTTGAAAAAAGAGAATTTCTACGCCGTGTTATTTTTGCAAAGAAGATTGATGTTTCAAATATCAAGTATATGTTCAATCGTATACCTTGGGTCGAAAACACTACTGTTTATGATGCATTCGATGATATTAGAGATATCGAAACGCTTAATATGTTTGTAACAGTTCCTGACGGTGAACAGAACGAAGGTCCGTATAAAGTATTCAAATGCATATCAAATAATAACAATTCTGTATCTACAAGCAAGCCGTCTGTGAATAGTATTGATCCTGAATACGAAGTAACGTTGGCTGATGGTTATATTTGGAAGTATATGTTTAACATACCTGTTTCTGAATACGCAGAATATTCAACACAGTCCTCTCTTCCATATGTACAAGACGTTAGAGTTACAGGTTCTACTAAAGAAGATATCTCGAATATAGTTATTGAAAATACTGTATCTGGTCTGTTCTCTGGTTATCTACCAGGCATATTAAAAATAAACAGCGTTATACGAACAGAGGGTGATAACAGATACAAAGTAAACTGTACTACAAACGAAACTTCTCCAAGATCAGGAAACGGTGCTTATGTGGGAATGTATATTCGTAGTGATACTGGATATCTATATGATATATTGGATAGTAGTGTACCTAGCAATGATCCCACGAATAGAAACTTGGTCATCACTATTAAAAGCGAGGACATAAACGGAAACTTGATTGAATTACCAGATGAAAACGGTGCTATTGGTATCGATGTTGATCGTAATGCATATATTGTTCCTAAGATTTCTATCACACCTTCTAATGATGTAGAGAATGGAACTAATGCTGTCGCATATGGCTTACTAGACGCAAATGGAACATTGGAAAAGGTTAACTTTAGGGAAAAGGGTGATGGGTACAAATACGCTACTGCTAAAGTCTCTTTGCCCCTACCACTACAGCAAAGCTATCCAGATTCTAGCTTGGCGGCTTCTTTACGTGTAATTGTATCGCCAACAGGTGGACACGGTAAAGATCCTATTTCAGAATTGTTTATGAGTAGATTAGCATTCATTACAAACTTCTTTAGTGACAGCGGTTCTGTAATTCCAGATAGCGGCACTTATACTAAAGTAGGTCTAGTTAAAGATCCAAGTTTCTCTGATGCTACGTTTCCAAGTACGATGGATAACAGACTTAAAATTAAGATTACAGGCTCGACTTCGCCTAATGTTACTGTTGGGCAGTACTTAGTTGAGCAACAAGCAACACAGATGATACACGCTAGAGTGCATGAAGTAAAGCAAGAGAGTGGTGATTGGTATATCTATTGTGTAGATTATACTGGTGACTTTAACTCTACGTTTACTTTAGGTGCAACTTTAAGCGCAAAAGATACATTAGTTGGGGCAACCACTGAAACTGTGACTATAAATAGTTCTAGTGGTTCAATCACTTATGGTACTTACGTCCCCTTTAGTGGTGATCTACTACACTTTGTAGACTTCGCCGCTATTAGTAGAGACGCAGACAGAAAAGAAAAAATTAAATTCGTATTTGACTTCTAGGAAAGACTTATAAATGGGCATTAATACAGACTTAAACATTGATCCGTATTTCGATGATTTTGATCAGACAAAACAATTTAGTCGTGTTTTGTTCCGTCCTGCACGTGCCGTTCAAGCACGTGAATTGACGCAACTACAAACTATCTTACAAAATCAAGTAGAACGTTTCGGTTCAAATGTTTACAAAGAAGGCACCGTTGTAAGTGGTGTTAATATTTCAAACAGACCTGATATCTTCTACGTGAAAATCACAGATTCTGGTATTACGGATCCTAGTGTATACACGCAAACATATACAGACGATGGCGTAGCTAGAAACTTTCAACTAGAAGGCGAAGGCTCTGGACTGATTGCTGATATTATTATAGGTGAAAATGGTTTTGAGACACGTGCCCCAAATCTCAAGACTTTTTATATCGTTTATAAGAATACTACTACTTCAGGCACTACAGAGATTAAGAGATTTAACCAAGGTGAAACTCTAAAGCTAATCGACCCAGATGGTAATCTAGTTCCTGATGCTTCTGTAACTGTTGCTACAGTTTCGAATCATGCTGGTAGTTCATATGGTATGCAAATCGATGAAGGTATTATCTTTCAAAAAGGTCACTTCATATTCGTAGAAGAACAGTTTGTAGTTATTTCTAAGTACGATGCCACTCCAGATGACGTTTCTGTAGGCTTTGTTGTCGAAGAAAGCATCATAGAATATGGTGCGGACTTAAGCTTGCTTGACAATGCACAAGGCTTTAACAATGTTAATGCTCCTGGTGCAGACAGATTAAAACTACGCCCAATTCTTACTGCTATTGCTTCTGGATCAGAACCAGAAGAATTCTTTGCTATTGCTAGATTCGAAGCAGGTAATCAGATTGCACTAAGAGATGTTACTGAGTTCAACGTTGTTGCAGAAGCAATGGCACGTAGAACATATGAAGAAAGCGGTAACTATACTATTCGTGGTCTGAATGTCACATTAGAAATTCCAACACCTTCAATAGATGCTGACGAAAATCCACTTGCATATGCTGTGATTAGCCCAGGTAAGGCTTATGCGTTCGGACATGAAGTCATTAACATGGCTCCTAAGAGACTACGTATTCCATTCGAAAGTGAAACGGCTACTAAGTTACAACAAGCTATCACATCATCTTATGGTCAATACTTTGTTGTTGACACTGATCAAAATGATGTTGTCAATTCATTTACATTGGCCGCACAGGCTGATCTATTCGCTACGAATGGTACTACTAAAATAGGTACATGTTTTGTTAGAAGCGTATCTCCCGGTAGAATTTATGTATTTGGTATAGAGAAGCTTGCTGGACAAGAAACTTCTCCTATATTCTATATCGCAGACACACCAATTAATACAGTAGGTGGCGTACCTATTCCTGTTAAAGGTACACGCAATAGTGCGCTGATCTTTAATGGTGGTAACCCGACTACTAAATCGATTCAAAACGTTCTATTCACTAAAAGAATAAAGCAAACTATTGCTTCGACTAATATTAACACCTCAACTAACGTTGTGGTTATTCCTAATACTTCTCAGTATACACCAAAGACAACAAACCTAGTTCTTGTAACGTCAAGCAACCGTGCAGTAGCTATTACAGAAACTAGCAGTACTAATGGTGATATTTCAATAACATACAATGATGCAAACGGCGATCCAGCATTTGTTTATTTTGATGCAATCTTTGCAGGAACAAATGCAGATACTATTCAGCAAATGACAGTGTATGTTAAAACTACTGTATCAAATGGCTTTGCTAACTTAGGTCTTCCTAACGTTGTTAAAATTGAGCAAGTAATAAATCAAGCTAGTGATGGCACAGGCACAGAAGATGTGACTGGTAGATTTGTATTAAACAATGGACAGAAAGACGGATTCTATGATAAGTCTAGTATGTCACTTAAGCCAGCGGCGACTGCAATTCAAGCTAGTGACATTCTACTAGTTAAAATGATTGTATTCCGAAGAATATCAAACGTAGTCAATGGCTATCTTGATGCAAGCAGTTATGCAAACGTAGATGACAATCTGATTAGAAACTATTCGTCTAATGAAGGTAGAGCATACAATCCACTAGCATCTATCGACTTTAGACCATACGCTGGTTTTCAAGGCTCATACGCTATCTCACCACAGGGTGCAGAAAACGTTGGTAACAGAACAGCATTGAACTTCAGTGATTTTATTCCGATCTCTGATGGTGGCACAATTATCGCAGACTTCGAATACTATTTACCTAGATTTGATGCGGTCGCAATCTCTGATTTAGGTGAGTTCGAAATCGTTAAGGGTAATGGATCTGAAAATCCACAGCTACCTAATTTAACAGATGTGTTTACTCTAGGTGAAATATACGTTCCAGGAGTACCGACTGCAATTACTGGCGATAATGCAATGAGGCTTAAGTCTCACTCAACTCACAATTATACAATGCGTGATATTGAGCAAATTGATAAAAAAGTCGATAGACTCACAGAAGCAGTTTCGATATCATTGCTAGAAGCCGAAGCAGAAAGTTTAACGATCACTGGCGCAAACGGTGAGAATAGATTTAAGAATGGTATTCTTGTAGATAACTTCAAGTCTTTGCTAGTCGCAGATATGGTTGACACAGACTTCAGAGCAAGTATTGATCAAAGCTATCGTATTGCTACACCTTCGATACAGCAATTCCCTATTGATTTAGAAGTAAGCAATATGTCTGGTGTTACCAACTATTCTGATATTTCAATTCTTTCTGATGATGGTAACAAAGTAAAACTAATCGATCAGAAGTTTGCTACAGACTATCGTAATGCAGTATCAAACTTTTACAACTATAAAGGTAAGATGCAACTCTATCCAGAATTCGATTCTGGTTATGATGTGATTAATAACCCAGCGGTAAATATTGACATTGATATCGCAACACCAATTCTAGATTTAGTAGATAACTTACAAGAGTTTGTACCTTTAACTCGTTCAAATACTTCTACAACTAGGCCTACCACGTCTACTACTAATGGAAATGGTGGACGAACTATTACGACAACATCAACTACTACGACTGTAACTAATGCTCTTGTGAGCGATGTTACAGAGACAACTGCATCAGTAGGTGAGTTCGTAACAGATATTAACTTTAGACCTTACTTGCAAAGACGCTTAGTGCGCATTTATGTAACTGGTCTAAGGGCTAATACGATTCACCATTTGTTCTTTGATGAAGAAAACGTGGATAGTCGTGTACGACCTGGTGCTTTGATTCAGGATTCTTCAGTTAATTCTGTAACAGCAAGACAAGTATATCCAGTAGGCGCATATACCGATGACATCAGAACAGACGCATCTGGTACATTAGCCGCAGTATTCCTAATACCAGAAAGCACATATTATGTTGGCGAACATGAAGTTAGGGTTGCAGACGTAGACCAATACTCAAGCATAACTTCTGGCGGTACATCACGCTCAAAAGGTGCGTATAGAGGCTACAACTTTGATGTAGGTAAAACTGAGTTAACAACAACAACTAGAACACCATCATTTGATGTTGACGAAAATGTTACTACAACTCACAACACAACATCACGTTTTGTACCTAATCCGCCACCACCCGATAATGATAATGAAGGTGGTGATAATCCATCATGTTTCGTTGCAGGCACAATCGTTTCTTTAGCAAATGGCGATAAGAAAAAGATTGAAGAAGTTGATATTGGTGAACAGCTTATCGGTCAAGACGGCTCAATCAACACTGTACTTGAATTTGATCACCCACCACTAAATGGTCGTGATCTAGTAGGTATCAATGAAAGCGGACCTTTCTGTACACCAGAGCATCCAGTCTTTACTCAAGACGGCTGGAAAGCTCCACGCATGAGCGATACAATAATTGCTTATCCACATCTTGAATCAATCATGGTGGGTGACTTGCAAGTAGGTGATAAGATTCTTACAGAGCAAGGCGATTACGTAACAGTTGAAACTATTGAATGGCATAAAGATGAAGAAGAGCAACAAGTCTTTAACTTTATCTTAGACGGTAACAATACATATTTTGCCGATGGATTACTAGTCCATAACCGTGACCCGCTCTCACAGACGTTCTTCGTGAAGCGTGGCATGGCTAGAGGAGCATCAACAGTCTTTATACGAGATGTCGATCTATTCTTCAAAGCAAGAGCCGATGGTCAAAGTAGCATGGCAGATGTCACAGTAAACGGTGTCACTATTGAAATGCGTGAAGTTATTAACGGATATCCAGCAGAAGCGGTTCTACCATTTG